TATTTATAGGTGTAACCTAAAAAGTAACAGTTACAATTTTATATTGATAATCAATAAGTTATAATTTTAAATATTGTAAAAGGTTACACATATTTATTATAAACTCTTTTTTTACGTTTTTTTACTCTTTTTTTTCTACTATCTCGAATTTTCTGCTGTTCGTTCCTACTTTTTTGGTCAAATTGTAACATTGATTTATTTTGTTGGATTAGATTATATTCGTGGACTGGCAAAGTATTGCAGGAAAATAGTAGTAAAATTATAAGGTATTTCATAAATGTAAATATAATAATTATCATTTTGTTAACGTCAACAAT